TGGCGAGTCACCTTGTCGGACGTGCTAAAGGATTCGCTCAGTGGCTTTCTTACCTGCTTAGCGCCTAAATCGCTAACGCCGAGGCCTTCGCTAACTCGCAGGACAAAGGCAATGAGGTCTGTGTAGGTTTCAGCAAACGCAATCGCCTCTGCAACCTGCTTTGTGATCGCCCGGTCAAGATCGTCGTTGAGTCCAAAAGCCTCAGATCTGTTTTTAGCGATTAACTTTTGAATGGATTCAGAGATGGGCAGAACTTCAGCCAGACGCTTAATACTGTTTTGGCGTAGTGAATCGGACCATGCAAGGCTTTCATTGTTGGTTTTTGTGAGTGCATTCGCAAGGTAGTCAGCAGACTGAAATGACTCCACAATTTGCTTTTTATTGTTCTTTGCAACGCCTTCTGCAAAGGCCATCGATTCAACCCAACGCAACACAAAAGCGATGAGGTCTGAGTAGGTTTCAGAGAACCCAACCGACTCAGACTCACGCAAGGTGAATATGTTTTTTCGCCCTTCTGAAATTGGAAGGCTCTCACTAGAACGCTTTGTCCAGCTTCGCGATCCAGCTTCGATGAAGGCAAGCGTTGCAGCTACAGCAATGCTGTAAACCGCAGGATAGGCTGCAGTCCAGCTTTTGCCTGCACTGGCACTTGACCATGTGAATCCAGCCGAAGCCCAGGTGTATCGAGACCCCTGGGTTTCAGTAACCGTCACCGTTTCGGGCATGACGATCAGCTCATCGTGAAGGTGAAAACGGCGGTCAGGCTGTCATCAGCACCTTTATTGACCACAGGGAACACCACTCGGTCAAACATGATGCCAGCTGACGCTGCGTTGAATACCCCTGCCTCTGTGATTGCACCGGTCCCATCACCAGCCAGGAAATCAGCTGTGAAAGTAAATGTTTTGGTGCCAGCAGTATGGGCGTAGGTCGCAGCGTTGCGATCGAGTTCTGTCACCAGCGCCGACTGTGTTGCTGCGGCTGCGGTAGTCCCTGTGCCAAGGGCAATAAAGCCCATCACGTTAGGACGACTGACAGACTTTCCAATGGCATCGGCAATAAAGTCGAAGCCCACGTTGACGATGATGTTGTCCTTGTGAACAGTTTCAACCTCGCCGTTAGAACGGTGCACGATGAGAGTCATCGCGCCATAAAGCTGCATAGATTCTTGGATCATAAAAGTCCTCATTTAAAAAAAATGACGCCGCCTCTTGCGAGAGCAGCGCCACGGTTGGGTGAAATTTTGTTGAGCTAGATCTAGTACAAACGCAGGCTTGTAAAGGTGCCGACCGGCGCTATTGCAGCGCTCGCCGAATCGACATCACCACCCATTCGTCCTGCAAAGAGTCGGCGCTCGCTGGCCGTTTGACAAACACCAAGACAAATCCGGTCCGTAATGGATACAGAGAACGCCACACTCACTCGCCTTGCGAGATGGTCCTCCAAGAAAAAGGAGGCATTTGAAGCGTCATATCCCACGAGCAGTTGCCCCGATGAGCCTGTCGCAGCCCAGATGACACAAGTTGTAATCTCAGAAGGCGCAAACCAGAATGACGTGTGAAAGACGTCTGGAATACTCACACTCCAAGCGACTCGGGTCGTGTCCTTGACCATCAGCCCGTCGCCATACCGACCTGCGGCGTAACTCACGCTTGCTGCTTGGCTTAGCAACGGGTTACCAAGGCCGCCAGTGGAACCATTAAGCCGCCAGCCGTAAATTTCTCCAGCTTGCAGCGCATCTTCACGCGCAATTTGAAACCGCGCATCCACGTTGGCAATTGCACCGTCATATGCCCATTGGCGTTTGGCAGCATCACTTGCCCAAGGAAAGTTAGCCTCCAGCCATGTTGTACGGTCATCAACCGATGCACCCAAACTGTTGAGCAGCGTGTTCTGAGCACGGATGGGTGAGACCAAGTCCAACTCAAACAGATACTCAGCCGTCTGAGCACCTGTGCTCATGCGCAGCACATTGCGGCCATTGACCGAGACGACCGATGCGAAGTGCTTGGTACCAGGGAACCCTAAAGCCTGCTCATCGCGTGCGAGGATCAGATTTGCGTTTTGAGGTTGGGTCACCACCGTCGAGACAAAGGTCGGCGTGTCGCTGTAAATCCCAGGTGACGCAATTGCTTTGATCCAAAACTTACGTTCGCCATCAAAACCGGAAGGCAGCGTGTAGCTGGTGGATTTGACCTCGGCAACAAATAGCGAAGCGTCCCAAGCCGCCCCTTCGCGTAACTCATAGCCCACCACCTCTGGCTCAGGGTTAGGTTGCCAGCGAAATTCCAAACGATTGGCCGATTGCACAACATCGAACTGCCGAACCGTACTCGGAGCAAGTAAATTCAGAACAAAGGTTGTGACGTGTGCGCTGTAATTTCCAGAGGTATCAATCGCACGAATGTGATACGGGTACTGACCTGCTGCACTTTGATCATGCAACATCTGAGTACCTGACGTCTTGGCCACAAGTTGAGCGTCATCCCAACCTGCCCCCACGCGCACCTCGTATCCTGAGAGGTCAGCATCTTGCAGTTCATCCCAGGCAATCATCAAGTCTGAAACTCTGCGCTGGACCGTAAATCCAGTGACGTCCGATGGCGGCAACGTCTTACCCAGCACTACCCCGCTGAGGGTTGCGGGAATGCTCTCCTTACGGGTGATGCCAATGGCTCTCAGACTGAACTCGTACTGCCCCTCTTGAGCGTCACGAATTTCAGCGTAGTTTGCGCTGGTCAGTGGCAGGCTTACGAAGTTTCCGCCTGCGACCCGATAAGACAGGCGGTAGGCAATGGCAGTTTGAACCTCGGTCCATGAGACCTGAACCAAGACTTGAGCCTGGTCTTTCACCCTATAAAGACTCTCTTGCATTGCCAACCCCGTAGGCGGTGGAGGAATGTCCGAAAGAACAGTAATCGAGCGTGGCTGAAGTGCCAGACCTTCTTCAATCGCTGCGTATTTGCTGGGGTTGTGCGCCAGTGCCGTAACTTCATGGACACCCGGATCGCGCTCAGCGACAGACACCACCCTAAAAAGCTGCGGCTCAATGATTGAGGATGCCAACATCCAAATTGCATCAACTTGGGGGACCGAGCTGAACGGTATCGTCACTGTCAGAGTGCGACCGGATACAGGCCCCACCAGTCGCTCCTCGACAGTTCCATTCGGCAAAACGACCGCGAGTCGCCAAGGTAAATCAGCTGGCAACTCTTGGTCGAGCGTGACCGTGCTAGCCGTTGCAGCGGCGATCCGACCACCCAAGCGCATACCGCCGCGAACAGGATCAGCGACCTTGATGATGTCGCCTGGACGCACCACTGCACCTTCAAGGCCCGTTCGGAAAGTGACAATTTCTGACTCAGATTGCTCGGAGAACAAAAGCCACTTGCCCACCCGGTGGGCTTGACCTCGAGCAGTGCAACCGAGTGCAACTACATCGCTTTGCACAATCCCATAACGGGCGATACCTGCGGCATCTTCGACATATTCAACCTTCTGACGGTAGAAATCATCTGGATCATTCCAGGTCACGAGCGCCACGGTGTGACGAGCTTTAGCTGAAGACCCTTGGTAGGCAAACTCTCCGTCCACCACGTTGCCGGGGGCGAACTGGTAAACCGCATCACTGGGTGCGTCCTGCGTGACAGTGATTGCTCCACCCGACCAATACACCATGCCTCGAAAAATCGAGGCCATGTCCTGAACAACCTTGTAAGCCTGCTCGCGCGTCTGAAGATACAAGTTACAGGTAAAGCGTGGCTCAAAGCCCCCAAGCCCGTTAGGAACCAACTGGTCACAGTACTGCGCTACTCGGTAAAGCGCCCATTTGTCGACCTGTGACTCAGGGATGTATCCACCCAAGCCGTACCGGGTACTGGTGACCAGGTCATAAAAACACCACGCAGGGTTGTCTGTCCATGCGATTTTGAAGTTTCCGTTCCACACGCCACTGTAGGTTCGTGTACCAGGGTCATAGTTCACCGGCACACGGACACGCAGCAGTTTCATGTCGTAGCTGCGCCGAGGGATGGCCGAAAACTGCGAAGCATCTACCCTCAACGCAACCAAGGCGCTGTTGGGATAGCGCAGCTTGCTCTCAACAACTTCGGTGTAGGAGTCAAGGTAGGTCTTGTTCTGGATGGCGCTGGAGGTTGAATCCGCCGTGACACGCCGAACACGAATTTCCCACGGGCCGTTACCGGTTAGCGGCACGTAGTAACTGCGCTGGTACTTGGTCGTGGTCTTACCTGAGATCGTGTCGTTTATTACTTCGACAAACCCGCCGCCGCTGACCTGCCGATCGATGGAAAACGATACAGCGCTTCCGTTCAGATCTCCATTGGTCGTGTCTTGGTTGGTCAGTTGCCCAACGCTCACCTTAATCCTGACTGCGTCTACATCAGGATCAGTGATTGAGCGAACCACAGGCTGGCTCGCCTTGATCTCAACGCCAACGGGTACCTCGTTTTCGACAGAAGAGAACCCAGGTACGTAGCTTTGCTGCTGTGTGCCATCTCTGGTCTCAAGCGTTACGCCAGAAAAATTGGTTGTACCGTCGGCGTTCTGTATGGGCGTGTCGTCCAGATATACCGATTGGAGCCCATCGACCAAGCCCTCAATCTCTCCCTCGGAAATGAGATCAACAACCCGTGCATAGGCTTTGGAGCGTAAGCTGTCAGGCGCTTCTTGGGCTACGCGTGCGCTAGCACCTCCGCCCCCTTTGCCACCACCTCCTGCGCCGATGATTAGTTCAGTCATGCAGGAATCTCGTCGACATCAATACCTGCACTGATCACAGCCGAGCCCACAATCAATCGACCATAACCCACAGGCACGGGGTGACCCTGTGCCGTCGTGTTGACTGCACCGTTGAAGCTGTAGCTTGGCTTGTTTTCTGGACGCTCAGATGGTTCAGTTGCTTTAGGTGTGGGTGCAATCATCTGCGCAACACCGCCAAGAATCATGGCTGTGCCCACCGAATAGAGCGTGGCCTGAGACAGAAATGCACCCGATGCAGCCCAGCCAAGTGGGTTCCACCATGCGACGGCAAGCAATGCTGCGCCAAGCAAGATTTGCCCCAAACCATCTCCGCCAGCGCCAGACAATACCGGCGCAATCGTGATGCGCTGGGAGCCGGTGGGCTCGTGCAATCGCTCCAAGTTAAGG